TAATTGTCCTGGACGAAATTGCCTTGCCATTATTGCCATCTCCCATTAATAACGATAACATCGTTTACTTCTATACCGTAACCTAATATTGATGTATCAAAAACTATAGTTTGATTTATAGTACTGCTAGGAGTCCATGTATATGCCATTTTATCAATATATTGTCCATTAATATAAACATTGAATTCATTTTTAGTAGCAGCTGCTAATGTAACTGGATTTGTTGCTGCTAAAGATGATATGGAAATGGTAGTTGTAGATACATATGTTGCAACTTTATCTGACAAATTAGTCAAATATGTCATTGTAGCTAAATCAATAGTAGCAGTAGTACCGCCTCCGGAAACAACAACACTTCCTCCACTTACTAAAACGTTTTGTGCTTGTAGTAATTGAGTCGGTACAGATGTTGTACTAAATACATCAACATCGACATCAATAACTTGTTCAAATGTTAATTTTTTAACCGAATACATTTTTTGTAAAGTTGATTTTCTAGCTTCTTGTGCTGATAATAAGGTTCCTTGTACCGTTAATGGTATTGTGGCGCGTACTAATCTATCTTCACCAACCGTATTTACAGTTTCAAAATTAATAGAACCGATTGCTGTTGGAAATTTATTTCCTTCATTTCCCCAAGAAAATCGTCCATATGGTAATATTTGATCTACTAACGAATTAAGTTGTGTGGTAAAATCGCACCATACCATCATATCATATTCCAACGTTACATATTTTGGAATGTCAACAACATAAATTTTTTCTGAATTTGCTTGTGAATTAGGTAACGGTATTGGAATTAATTCGTCTTCGTAACTATTTCTAGAATTATATTTAGATTTATGTACGAAATAATTACCTGGATAATTTCTATTAACATCTAATGTACGTTGAGTATCTTTTTCTGCTACGGTATTTCTTTTTAACATGATTAATGGAGATTGTAACATTCCTTTTTCATCACGTAAATAACCTAAACGTCGTACATTATCCCATTTCTCTCCATTCGCAAATATTACGGGAACTGCGATTAATTTTTTATCTGATTCAATTTGCGGACGAATTTCATTTTCAATAAACCATTTAATTGCATAGTCGATATCATATACTGTACGTTGAGTTGTCCGTATAACGTCGTCATCTCTACGTATTTGCATACTGCGATTTAGTATTTCGTCAGGTAATGGACTTTCCGTACGAAATGGCGACGGTTTATTAGTTTTTCTATCAATATCTCTTCTATTAATTCTAGGCATTAATGTCCTTTATATGCAGGAGATGTATTATTTCCTCCGCGTCTAATATTTTTAATTCCTAATGGCGTTTGACGAGTTGCATGTCCGTCACATAAAACTGAAACGCTATAACCATGTTGTGCGCCATTCGGCCATGTTTCTGGATTTTTTCCAGTAAAATATTGATTTGCATCGACGTTGTCAATTTCATAATATTCATTATCCCAAAATATAACATCGCCTACTTCCGGATAAAAATCAGCACGTTCTAATATATCTCTAGAAATACCAAATTGTGCGGTACGCGTATAAGTATGACCATAATCATCCATGTTAGATGTTTTATTTTCTTTGGTAATTAAACATGGAATTAAAATTGAATCGTAATAATTTTTAGATTCAGATTCGCCATAAATATTAGACTCTGTGTGTTCTACTATTAATTTGAAAAATTCAATTTCAGTATCAACAACGCTGTTTAATAATTCAGAGTTGATTGATGCTAAAAATTTTGCATCTCTAATTCCCCCAAAAAGTGCCATATCTTGTATCCTTTATCCAACATAAATTTTTAATGGAACCTTGCCAAGAATTTCATTCATCTGAGTAGCTTCAGCATTTTGACGAGTTAACATTTGTTCTTTAGTTAATTTGTCTAGAAATTCTCGTAATTGAGTTATTAATGATTCTTTTTCTGATTGTCCTTGTGATATTAAATCAGATCCGTTAAGTGTTACTTCCGCATTTGGAATTGGAACGGATGAATATTTACCTCGTACATAACCTAACATTTCTTTAGCAAGTGCTGCTCCATATTTTATTATCCAAGCACGGCCCATATCATTAATGCTGCCGTACGATTGATATGTATATGGTATATTAGATGCGTCACTTACAACTCCGTTTAAAAGTGCTGTATTACCAAATAAGATAGCATCTTTACTTTTTTCTTCTTCGAATATATATTCTACCCAAACTTGTCCGTAGAATATAGTAGAAGCCGAACTTCCCGTTCCAGATGTTGGTATTGGCCAAAATTTAATATCATCCCCATGAATCTCAAATGAATAATGAGACTTACGAATTTGATCATTAAATTCAATAGCTTGTAATCTTAATAAGTCAGCATGAATTGGCATCATCATAAAACTAATTGATGGCGAAAATCCACCAAAGTTAAATGAATCTAACAATTGTTGTGACCCTAAACCCGTACCAACAAATGGATCAAAATATCGAACGATAGCTGGCGGTGGAATATGTAATACCCGTTTTACTTCAATTGAACTAGACGTAGATAAAGATGACGATTCTGCCGATAACGATGCAGATACGGCATTACGCAAACTATATGTTTGCTGGCCAGGAATCATCGGTATCTTAACTTTTCTCCATTTTACCGTACCACCTGAATCGGCTTCGGTACCATATGCTTTTGATAATTTAGTTATATATCCTAAAGATTGTCCTACATTAACTCCAGTTAACGTTCCTCCGGTTAAAAAACTAGAACCGGTTTGAACGCCTAACGTATTCATCAAATTGTTAACAATATTAATTTGATTAACTTGATTTGAATATTCCATTACTGCAGCTTCGAATGCAGTATAAAAATTGATAGCTTGTAATTCAACATCCATTATTGGATATCCAACATGTTGTGCAGCATATTTTGCGAAACTATCAGCATGTTGTTGGAACATCGGATCAGTATCAAAAAATCCAAATGGAGTTGATCCTGTCGTAAATGAAGAAGAACCAGGCCAAATTGGTTTATTTACACTGTAATCCATTATAATTCCTTTTTATATATAAATATCAATACGTCTCATTTAGAAGTTTTAAAATTTCGTCTAGTGCTTCATGGCGATGATTATCTAATAAAATTATTTCATTTACGAAACGAGATTTAGTTAATTTAGGAACTTCATGTACAGCTGAATCGTTTATAAATTTTAAATCTATCTGATATTTATCTCCCGTTAATATCATTAAACTGTCTTTACCTAGACGAGATAATACCATTTGTAATTGTTGTTTAGTTAAATTTTGAAATTCATCTACAATACAAATTGCATGATCGAAAGTACGTCCCCGGAAGTGTGCTAAAGAAACTAATTCGATATTTTCTTCTTTTTCCATTTTATCTAAAATTTCCGGTTTGTTGTATACTTTACGCATATTGCTACGGAGTGGTACTAGCCATGGCTCCATTTTTTCATTTAATGATCCTGGTAAAAAACCATTATCTTCATTTGATACTGTTGGACGCGTTATGATAATTTTATTAATTTGTCGTTTGAAAAACATATCTAATGCAATTTGAACTGCTAATAATGTTTTTCCGGATCCAGCTTTACCTAATATAAAATTAAACGGCGTTTCAATAATTTTTGCTTTTGCTAATTTTTGTTCTTCGGATAGTGTAATTGAAAACTTGATATCATTTTTTGGTGGAGTTTTCTCCCTGTTTGTTGTTGCCATAATAACCTGATTTAATTTAAATTAATTTTGTAAGTGTAGTTTCGCGAAGCGTCATATCTTTAAGAGTTTCGATTTTTCCCATAGATATTCTTCGAATTGCTTGAAATGTATCTCGAGGAGGATATGGAGTCATAATTTTAATTGTAATTAATTCTTTATCCGGACCGAGATCTTGTTCGATATGCACCATTAATACTAAACGTATCGCACGTATACGATCTAATACATCTACAAGCCGGCCATCATATCTAATAATTGCTTGCATTGAATATTTGTTTCTAGGTACTGCCATATTATTTCTTTTTATATAAATATCGTACAGTAAAAAAGGGTGACCGAAGCCACCCCTTTTTTTAATTCTTTAAATCGTTAAACGGTTAATGAATATAATCAATTAACTATTAAAGAGTATCTAATCCACGTACATATACTTTTCCGTAGAATTCTGGACGAACTACTTTCTTCGCGTAACGTGTCATAACACCTTTACGTG